GCACTTTAAGGGATTGGCATAGGGATAATCCGAAATTGTTTAATGTTGTGGTCATTGGTTGCGTTAGTAAGTTTAAAGGTGAAGAATGACTTTCTATGAGCTGGAAGGTTTTTTGATGAGATCAGGAATATATCGCGCCGATATAGTTGTTAGGCATGGTGAAATTGACATCATAGCTTCTAAAAGAAATACCGCAAAACTTAAAAGAATTATCAGAAATATTATTCCCGCGAGCGTTTATTGGAAAATAATAATCGACAATCGAAATTGGATAAAAAATAGAAAGAAGTATACTTACAATGTATCTGAGCAATGGGGTGGAGAATGATTGATTTTATGATTAATACATCTTGGACGATAGCCCTCCTATGGTTAGCATTTATCCTTTACTCGGCCTGCATAGCTGAAAAGAGCCCAATCGAAGGTAGAGAAACTTTAATTGGCGGTCTTTTGCTCGGTACTGCGGCATTTGTATTTGTAACGTTAATCTCTTGGATTTGGAGTTGAAATGAATATTATGTTTGGTCTATTTAAAAACACTTATGACTGGTACGAATGGTCAGATGTACAGTTAGTTTCTGACGAAAGAGAAGAGCTTGAAGAATACTGTGAGGATTTAGGCTTAAACTTGCTTGAAGGAGGTGAAGCTAGAAAAGCAAAAGATAGCGAAACCACTCATTACATTATTTGCAAGATAAAGCGCATATAATTAAGAGACGTTAAGAATTACATCAGTGAACTAAGTGTGATGGCTTAGGTGATGATGGAGCAACGCGGGAATAAGGAGCTAGCCGCTTCTCCCGTCAAGAAGATACAAGCTATTGGGATTACATCATCTTAGGCGTATATTAATTCTTGCCCAGCGACTTAAAATTTAGCGTGAGTAGCTTAATTTGGTTGAGCAACCGATATTAACCGGGGGATAGCTGGTTCGATTCCAGTCTCACGCGCCAATTAATAAGGATAAATAATAATGAGTCACGTACAGCGTCAATCAATGGGCATTACGTCTTGGAATAAAGTAGCACTTATAGAATGCAGGCGTGAATTTATTGCTGCTGAAATACCAGTGACAACATTATATGAATCGGCAACCAACGGATATGAAACATTCTTTGTCATACCTTGCGGGTCCAAGGCCGGATGGAATGAGGAGGCGCATCATTTGGGATTAATTGAGAAAGCAAAAACCATGCTGAAATCTTACGAACATGAAGATGGCTCGTCACCTATTGAATATTGTGTTTCTATTTATGGCGAAAGTGAGGGGTAGAGAATGAGATTATTATTTTTTACATTGATGTCCTTGTTTATATGTGTATCACTCATGCTTTTAAACAAAATATTCCCGATTACCAAATTACCCGAGCATGCAGTTGTATTGGTAAGTGTGGTGGCGGCGATTGCGGTAGACTTATGGGTGAGTAGAGGGGGTTGTGATGAGTAAATATATGGCACTTTCGTTATCGGCAGTCCTTGTGTTGTGTGGCTGTTCTGATTCGTGGGATGGGTGGCAAAAAGGAGAAACATGTTTTGAGTTGGTAGGCCCTAAAGGACAATATTTCACCTATATGAATTTGCACGGATTAACTCTTATTGTACGATCTGTCGAATCAGGCGATCTAGTAGGCTGGGAAAAAGAAGATTATCTTGAAGTAGATGATAAATTTTGCAAAGTTAAAGATAATGAATTATTAGAGTTGAGTGAATCGTAATGAGAGTTATTATATTATTAATTGTTTTATGTCTGTCTACCATATTTTATTTAGACGTGACTATTCAAGGCGGGAATCCTTTAGAGGTTGGTCTTGGTGTAGGTTTGGGATCGATTGTTGCCGCATTCATTGGGTGTATTGTTGGAGTTTTCATAATAAAAATGAATTGCTCTAACGAAAAAACACAGCAAATATTAGAGGAATCGGTGATGAATCAAGAAGGTGGTTTCATAATGCCAGAAAATTACATGATTTGTCGAACATGGTACGGTGACGATAAAAGCGAGAAGCCGAATAACCACTGTTATTGGTCTGATTGGAATATTAGAATTGGCTGGTATGAAACTGACAAACATTTAAAAATCCGACATAAAGACCTTTTACTCAATCCGATCAAGGAATGAAGTGATGCACATATTGCACAGCTGGACAATCAAAAAGGACACAGGCATGCATAAGTATGAAGAGTGCGTGATCTGTTCGAAACGACGAATAACTGCGCCTTTAAGCGGCGGGTATCAGCCAATAGATAAACAGTGGTTAGATAGTGGTATTTTTGCGGCTATGGCCAATCCTCCTGGGTCGGAATAATGATGACTGATATAACAAAGCATAAATGGAGTTGCAGCATTGTCAGCGAAGTATTGGTGATGAATACCAATGATTTAATGCTAAATACTCCTGATGGTGATTTGCTTCATACAGGGATAATTATAAACAAATGTGATGCCATAGCAATAGCTAATCATTTTAACGTTAATCAAGAATATAAAAACCTGTTCGAGGCAGCAAAAGCATTTATTGACTGTCACGCTGGCGATCCAGACATGACCAACGAAATGATTGAAAAATACAGCGAATACACAAATCTATTGAGTGGATTGGAGAAATCAAATGACTAACTTCCTAATCATAAACGAAGAAACCAAAGAGTTTGTTAATATTGATAGTATTGATAGTATTGACAGTGTTGAAAGTTATCCTTGGGAAGAAATAAAACCTAGCCTTCCTACCAATTCGGTCATCAGAGTAAAAGGGGAAGGATTTGCATCGCCATTCACCCCAGAAGAAATACTATCAAAGATTGATGAGATTCGGAGTGAGCCAAAATGGGAAGGTGGGCCAAAATGATGATATATGATCCAGAAAAACAAACAGTAGAATTCAATGGTCAAACAATTAATTTTTATTGCGGTAAAGATTTCAATGATACCGCAACAGTATTGGCTATGTTGGCTTTTGGTCGAACATCATTGCAGGACGCATATATTGATATTATGGAGATTAACAATAATTCAATTGATGACGATATTAAAATGTTTATCATAAAAGAAATGAAACTAAAGTACGAATATTCAATAAAAAAAATGGTTGAAGATGGGGTGTTGGTTAGTGGTAGCGGATGTGAACCCCCAAAAACAGGCGTGTTTTCTTCAGTAAAAACAAAATAAATAATGCCAACACTAGAATGGAATCCACAAAATTCGCAATTTTAATATTTTCTGTATAATATAATCTTAGGCAACAAAAAGAGTTACCATGAGTACAAATAAAGAAAAGCACGCAGGCGGCGCACCAACTAAATATAAACAAGAATATTGCGATCAAGTAATAGAGTTCTTTAATCAGGAGCCATACAAGCCTTTAATGAAAGAGAATGATGATGGTGACGAAGTGGCAATAGTTAACCAGCATGGTAAAGCAGTATTAATTCCATGCCCACTCCCAACTAAAGAGGCGTTCGCTACCAGCATAGGTGTTCACCGAGATACTTTGCTTAATTGGGCCAAAGAATATACAGAGTTTTTCGGCGCTATAAAAAAGGCAGAGGATTACCAGAAGAATATTTTAATCCAAAATGGCTTAATTGGTAACTATGACAAGACCTTTGCTATCTTTGTTGCTAAGAACGTAACAGATATGAATGATAGGCAAGATATTAATACTAATGTAAGTATAGTTTCAGATACCGGAAAATATGAGTGGTAGACCTCGCTGAAATACGCGGATATATGAATAAAACGGCACCAGCTTTTGTGTCGTACTTCAAAGATAAATCCAGATACCAAGTTTTATGGGGCGGGGCTGGTAGTTCAAAATCTCACAAAGTAGCAAGAAAAGTCCTATTAAGAGTTATCAAAGAAAATCATAATTTCCTCATAGTTCGAAAAGTTGATAGAACTATCAAGCGATCAGTATTCGCCCTAATAAAATCAATCATATCCAAGTGGGGGCTAACTAAAGAATTCAGCATAAACCTTACTGATAAAACTATTGTTTATAAACCGACCGGTAGCCAAATAATGTTCAGCGGTCTAGATGATGTTGAAAAACTAAAATCAATCGAGGGCGTCACATCAATTTGGATAGAGGAAGCAACCGAGTTATTGCAAGAAGACTTTGAACAGCTCGATTTAAGATTGCGCGGCAATCATGGCGTATTAAAACAAATAACATTAACTCTCAATCCTATTTCTGAGCAACACTGGATTAAAGACATATTTTTTGATAGCCCAATGTCAAATGTATTCACATTAAAAACAACATATTTAGATAACCAGTTTATTGATGATGATTATAAACAAGTATTAGAAAACAAAAAACTAACCAATCCAAGGTTTTATAATATCTATGCCCTTGGTAATTGGGGTACTGCAGCAGGACTTATTTTTAATAATGTTACGACAAGGCTAATCAAAGAAGATGAAATAAAAGGTTTAGAATGCGCGCAAGGACTTGATTTTGGCTACACCAACGACCCAACGGCATTTGTTGAGTCATACATAGATAAGGTAAATAAAAAGATTTATGTGTATAATGGCTTTTATGAAAAAGGCATGAGCAATGAGGTCATTTCAGAAGAAATTAAAAAGCTAAAGCTTCATAAGCATATGACGGTAGCTGATAGCTCAGAACCAAAATCAATTGACTCATTAAAAAACAAAAAAATAAAAGTTAAAGGGGCTGTGAAAGGGGCGGACAGCATTCGATCAGGTATCGACTTACTCCTAGACTATGAAATTATCGTAAATTGCCACCTAGTTGAATTTATGGTTGAATTTAATAACTACTCTTGGTTTGTAGATAGAAATAATAAAATGACTAATAAGCCCGTGGATGATTTCAATCATTTTATTGACGCACTTAGATACTCAACGGAATACCTTCAAGCAAGGCTAAAAAATAGATTTAATGGTTAAAGCTGGATACGACAGAGTTCTAGAGGAACGCGAAAGGCAGCGTGAAGAAGCGTTGAAACGACAGAAAGAAGATAACAAGAACGCTTGAGTAGCTTAACCGGATAAAGCCTTAGAATGTAGGTTCAAACCCTGCCTCAAGCATCATTAAGGGGAATACAATGTTTTCAGGAATATTAGAAATAACAGCTTGTATAATCGCTGCAATATTTGGAATGGCTGGCGTATTTTACGGATTATCGATAACAAATTATTATTTATCATCTACTTTATTTGTCTCTATTAGCGGCTCACTGGTTGCAATTGTTGTTATTTATCTGTCTCAACTAGCCGAAGTAATGCAAGCTAAAAATGGATTAAGGATAAAATTTTGTCAAGTGCTGAATAAATTGATGTATGTTATGATTGTAGCCCAGGTCGTTACAGCAGCTCTAATGGTCAATTAATGCTATATCCAGAAATAGAGAAGAAGTCCACAGCAGCGCTTGGCACATCCCATTCATTGGGAAGTTTTTTTGCTTTCGGTAATGGCGCAGCGCAGACCCCAACAAGTGCGCTTAATCTGTATGAAAAATCAACAGCCGTATCGATCCCAATAAATATTATTGCTCGGGCGTTCGCTTCGATCAACCCGGTACTCAGAATTAATGACGAATTAATCAAGGACCATCCAATACTTGACTTTTTAAGTCAACCGAGCCCTTATTTTACTAAAATTTTATTCTTTGAAACTATTTGTCGAGATTATTTGATCACCAACGAAACCGAAATGGTGGCGATTGGCAATATTAATAGACCGCCTCTTCAGCTTCAACCGATTAGCCCTAAAAACGTCACGGTGACTGAAGGTAATAATGGTTATCCTGATAACATTCAAATAACCGGTAATACTTTGACGGGAGTTTTTAAGCCGGTCATTAAGAAAAATGTAATACGTTACATCAAAGATCAGTTTACTGAAACAAGGCAAATCAGAGGATATTCGACACGAAATAACTCACAGCTTCGAGGTCAATCACTATTGGTATCTGCATCTCGTGAAGCTAATCAACATATTGCAGGGAATGACCATAATCTCACCATTTTGGAAAAAGGCGGTCGATTGAGTTTGCATTTCCACATTAAGGATGACTTAGAGCCCGATGATTTCACCGCAGCTAAGGATTCAATAAGGGACTCTTACGGCAATACAAACGGCGAGAGTATCGCGGTAACATCCGGCGAAGAGATGACGGTTACCGAATTAGGCAACACCAATAAAGATATGGATTTTGCCAAATTGCAGGAAATGGCAAAGCAATCTGTAGCCTTACAATACAACGTCCCATTACCCTTAGTCACTGTGGATGCTACAACGCTGAACAACTATGAAGTAGCGAAAACAGCACTCTATGACGATGCGGTTCTACCGACTGCCGACGTGTTATTCGCTGGCTTAACAAATTTATTAGTACCTCGCTTTGGATTAGATCCCGCCAAGGTTAAAATCACTTACGACCCGCGCTCTATTACGGCACTCGTTGACCGAGAATTGAAACAACTTAAAACTAGAAGAGATATCAATATTGAAACTGCTGACGAATTGAGGTCTGAGTTCCTGGCTAGAGATGAAATAGACGGCGGAGATGTAGTTTACCAGCAAGCATCAATGGTGCCTCTCGGTACAGACCCATTTGAAGACGAGTCAACAGAACCAGTACTTGTACGAGATATAGTGACAGAAGAATAATGTCAACGCTTCAAGCCAGAAGAGATTTAAAAAAGAAACGGTCTTTAGAAAAGAAATTTATAAAAGACTTGCGTCCGCTGAATAACAAAATAGTCAAAGCGGCCACTATAGCATTTGTGGAAAGAGGCGAAATATTAAACGCTCAGTTATTTTTCGATGATATGGATTCATTATTGCTGAAAAATTACAATAGGACCGGGAAAAGCTTTGATAGTCAACTATCAGACAGCTTCCCTAAATCACTCCAAGCAACGGATGATGAAACGATTTTAATAGCTGCATTATTAGCTGCTTATTATTTCGATAGATCGCCACAACAAACCAGATTTATACTCGGAACAACCCAAAAAAATATTAATGACTCTATAATATTTGGATTACAAGAAGCATCAGAAAGCGCTTTGCCAGGTGAATTACCATCAAGACGAGTCGCAGGTATTAATGCAGGCGCATCGCTTAAAAGGAAGCTAGGCGGTAGAAATACTGGCATTGCCAACACTGAAGTACAAAACATTGCAGAACAAGCAAAACAAATTGAAGCAACTACCCTTACGACAAGACCCGGCATAGAATTTAAGCCAAGCAAAGAATGGATAGCCGCTGGTGATGAGCTAGTTAGAAGAACTCCATTTAGTCATGTCGCAGCAGATGGACAAAAAGTAAAGATCGATGAAAATTTTACAGTCGGAGGCCAAAAACTAAGAATTCCTGGCGATACTTCTTTGGGCGCAAGCCTTGCGAACGTTATAAATTGCCGTTGCACTTCGACAATAAGCCAGAAAGAAGCTTTAAGATCCAGGAAGTTTATATTTGATTCGGATTTACAAGAAAATATTGAAACAGTTGTCCCGGCACCAGAATTTGCGTTCACTTAACTTAGAGTTTAGAATAGAGCAAACCATAAAGGATCAAAAAAATGCCTCAACATATCCATGTAACTGCTGACGGTCTAAAAACCAGTATAGAAGTCGTTGATCCTGAAAATGCAGGATTTCATTGGCACACTGTCAACGGTGAACGAACTTCCATTGATGAATTTGGTGAAGGTCATACTCATATTTTTGCTGCAGTTAAAACAACTGGTCCTATCGACATTGAAGATGAAGATAATTCAAATCAAGAACCAAAAAGCCTAGCTCATAGCCAGCAAGGTAAGATTACTGAATGCAAGCAGATTGACCGAAATGGGATTCAAGTTGGCATTGTTGAGGGTTACATAGCTACTTGGGATATTGATCGCGGCGATTTTTTCGGCGTCAAAGACCGTTTTGTTAAAGGCGCATTTAGGGATTCATTAGCTGATTTAGCCTCAAGACAAAGAAACATTCGATTGAAAGATCATCACATGAGAACAATTGGCATCTTCCCTATTCAAAACGCTTTAGAAGATGATCGCGGATTATTTGCTATTGGTGAAATTAATCTGGAAGTTCAGCAAGGTAAAGAGGCTCACGTATTAGCATTGCAAAAAGCATTGACTGATTTTTCTATTGGATTTACTGCTGAAGAATTCCACATGGATGGAGATATAAGAGTTATCACCAAAGCGACTATTTGGGAGGGCTCTATCGTTGATGA